GTCCAACGATCGCTAATGCCGGCCCTTGAATCGGCATTGGGTCATCGATGAAGTCAGGCTCGACCTCGAATAGCAATCTCAAACGACCTGGAAGGTCAAATGTTTTCAGATCGACTTCTTCACCAATATCCTTCAGAGCATCAAAGATGCCTTGTATTATGTCAGGATTACCATAGACTTTCCTGAACAACAAGTAGCCTTCAAGGCTATCTGGAATATAGGAGTACAACCTAAGCAATGATTCCTGGACACTACGCTTCTTGTGTCGTTCCGGAAAAATCTGCCTTTGGAGTACTTCCTTTATTGGACGACGTGCACGACCGTACATCCAATAATGGCCAAGGAAGTGAACTTGATTCTGGAATTCACCAGTATCAGGTTCCCACTCACGATAAGAGTGCGCAACCTCACTCTTCTCAACGCTCAAGCTAAATCCTAATTCAGCAGCTGCTGAGGAAAGCTTACTTAGTGGTACGTATACGTCACTTGCAAACGTAACGTCATCCCCTAAAATAAGCAGCTTGTCTTCCGGGAGCATGTTACCTGTGACACGTTGCCACATGTACTGAACCAGAATGAGGTTCACCACTGATCCTATCAAACTAGTGAAAGGATTTCCTGATGGTACCCCTTTATGCACCTGGTAGATATCACCGTCTGGGGTGAGAAGCTGAGAGTGGATGAAATCGTTCTGAATCCGCTTATACAGGATTTCATCTTCGGGACTCATATCCAAGTACGTACCAAGAAGACCAAAAGCGTCATCTATGATATGTGCAGGGATAGTACTGTCGAACCCGGAATAGTCTAGGCTGTAGACATACCTACACCGACTCCTGAAACTTGCGACTAATGCTGCTTTGTCCCAGTTGTGGAGTCCCCATGCGAATGGCCGTTTTCTCGCCAATCCTTTACTGATTGGTTTTGAGAACCGCGAAGCCACAATAGTCGTCGCAAGCGGTGCCATCCATACGAGCCGAGTTTTCGGTTTGTCAATCCCAGGTTGAACGCGACGACCAACCAAATAGGGATCAAAACCGGATTTACCAGCAGTGAGCCTTCGAGCACGTTGTGCCCCAGACTCCAAGTAATCCCGATTATTGCCGAAGAAAGGAGCGCCAGAATACTTGTCAGGATGAATATGATTTTCAACCACTTCATCGAGGTCGAGAACATTACGCCTTCGCGTGCAGTTACCAGCGATATGGAACGCTGCAGAGACTGCGTGTCCATAATCTTCTGGTCGCCAGGAAGCATCGCTTCCTTGTAATGTATCCCGACTTCCTCCAGAGGAAAATACACCTCGTTGTGGAGCAGACTGAGGCCTATGAGACGACCGAGTTCCCGAGGAACTCGGCTCTTCCCTACTCCTTGAACCCAAAGGTCCTGAAAGTCCGGTTCGAATTCCGGCTTCCTTCGCTTGAACCGTTGAAAACGCTTCAGTTTTGGAAGTGTTCGCCTGTCCTCTTGCTCGACGGACGTCCTTTTGCCTTCTGGAACCTCTTTTGCCATGCGATAAATGCTTGGCTGACTGCGATCCTCCGCAGCTACAGGGTCCGTATCCTGATACGGTGATGCTTGATTCGGTGCTTGAAAGTTGAGGCTCGCCAATGGATTTTGATCCATGGACTGGGCACCCAAATTTAAAGAGTCCCGTCTGTATCCATTCTGGTGATGTGACACTTCGGTTATCCTTCACCTTGTCAAGCTCTACATCAACGTCATAGAGTTTGGACAAAAGCGTATAGTCTACCGCCGCCCTCTTAACGTCATTTGAGAGCCATTCTTGCGCCCTAGCCCATCTTGGACTAGAACTGAGGTACTTACCGATGTAATCAACACCGGCCCTCCGACTAAATTTCATTAGTCCTCCAACCTAATAAGGCCTGGTTGCGTGTCCTGCGAGGGACCTTACCTCCGTTTCATGCAGGCCAACCCTTCTGGTTGCTGATGCCAGAGCCCGCTGCACGTATCCAGCGTAATACGTGGATCCGCATCCACGTGCGAATCAATTTTAAGTCTCTCGACTGTTCCACGGAACTTCCGCAGAATGCAAAT